TTCTTACTATTAATTTATTACTAAGCCTTAATAGCTATATTAAATCTTATACTAGAGTTAGGGATGGAGCATTAACTTCTGCCATTGCTTTTGTAGCAAAAACTAGAGAATATACTAGAGTTAAGGGAGGAGCATTAACTTCTGCCATTGCTTTTATAGGCAATATTAAATTACTACAAAAAATTAGTAATAATACTCTTATCGTTAATACATTACTAAACCTTAATGGATATGTTAAATCTTACACTAGAGTTAGGGATGGAGCATTAACTTCTGCTATAGCTCTACTAGCTAAAACTAGAGAATATACTAGAGTTAAGGGTGGAGCAGTAACCCATGCCCTTACTCTACTAGCTAAAACTATAGAATATACTAAAGTTAAGGGAGGAGAATTAACTTCTGCTATTGCTCTACTAGCAAAAACTAGGGAATATACAAGAGTTACGAGTGGAGTAGTAACCTATGCACTTGCTCTACTAGCTAAAACTAGAGAATATACTAAAATTAATGTAGGAACAGTAACTTCCGCTATTACCCTACTAGCAAAAACTAGAGAATATACTAGAGTTAATGGAGGAGTATTAACTTCTGCTATTACTTTTATAGGTAATACTAAATTACTACAAAAAATTAGTAATAATACTCTTGCTATTAATGCGTTACTAATCCTTAATGGATATATTAAATCTTATACCAGAGTTAGAGAGGGAACATTAACTACAGCTATTACCTTACTAGCTAAAACTAGAGAATATACTAGAGTTAAAGAAGGAGCATTAACCTCTGCTATTATCCTACTAGCTAAAACCAAAGAATACACTAGAGTTAATGGTGGAGTATTAACTTCTACTATAGCTCTACTAGCTAAAACCAGAGAATATACTAGAGTTAACGGTGGAGTAATAACCTATGCCCTAGCTCTACTAGCTAAAACTAGAGAATATACTAAAGTTAAGGGAGGAGTATTAACTTCCGCTATTACCCTACTAGCCAAAACTAGAGAATATACCAGAGTTAATGGAGGAGTATTAACTTCTGCTATTGCTTTTATAGGCAATATTAAATTACTACAAAAAATTAGTAATAGTACTCTTGTCCTTAATGCATTACTAAACCTTAATGGATATATTAAATCTTATACCAGAGTTAGAGAGGGAACAGTAACTTCAGCCATTACCTTACTAGCTAAAACTAAAGAATATACTAGAACTCCTGGAGGTGCACTAACTTCTGCCTTTGCGTTTATAGCTAAAACTAGAGAATATACTAGAGTTAACGGAGGAGCATTAACTTCTACTATTGCTCTACTAGCAAAAACTAGAGAATATACTAAAATTACAGGTGGAGCAGTAACCTATGCTCTTGCTCTATTAGCTAAAACTAGAGAATATACTAGAGTTAAATCAGGAATAATTACCTCCGCTATAACTTTTGTAGGAAGTACCAAAGTAGCACAAAAAATTAAGAGTTTTAGTATTTCATTTTCCACAGTAGTAGATCTTGTTGGATATATTAAATCTTATGCTATAAATAAAAATAATGTAATACAAAGTTCAATTTCTATAACTGGAAATAAAATAAGAGAATATACTAGAGTTAAAGATGGGGCACTGACGTCATCACTTTCTCTTATAGCTAAAACTAAAGAATATACTAAAACTAAAGCTGGAATACTTGTTTCTACAATTAGTTTACTAGCTAATACTAAACAATATAATAAAATTAAAGAAGCATATTTTACTTCTTTATTATACGGAAAAATAAAAGAATACGTTAGAATTATTCCTATAGTTATTACATCCAATATAGCCCTAACTGGTAATAAGATAAAAGCTTATACAAAAGTCAGAGTTGGGTTCTCAACTACTATACTAGCTCTACAAAGTATAGTACGACAAGCAAGTAAGGTATATGTAATTGTTCCAGAATTATTACATATAATTAAAAATTTCACTGTAGTAGTACGTACTAATGTTTCAAAAACTGTATTCATAACTACAAAGAAAAATATAGTAAATACTATTGTAACTAAATTTAATAAAATAGTTAAATTAATATAGGGAAAAAATAATGGCATGTGAACTACACTTAAACGATATAGGTACTATATTTGAAATAGCTATAACAGATTGTGCTGGGGCTCCGATAGATATAACTTCAGCCCAAACATTAAAAATAATGTTTGAAAAACCAGATTGCACGGTAGTTACAAAAACCGCTACAATGTATGGCCCAGGAACAGATGGAATAGTAAGATATACTATAATATCGGGGGATCTAAATCAAGTGGGGGATTGGAGAGTACAAGCGGAAGTAGCTTTTACAGTAAATAAATATACATCTACTAGTACGGGATTTACTGTATTTCCAAACCTGGTAACGGAGTAAAAAATGTCAGCATATTATGCGTATTTAGCAGCAGGGTTACTGGGTATTCTTGGCCATTGGTATACAAGATGGATACAGGGTAGAACAGCTAATACATTTATAGAATACTTAAAAGATAATAGTAAATATACAATAGCAGCAGTTATTAGTATAATTGGTTCTAGTTCGGCTATATTTTCTGTATCGCCTGACTTAACTATACAATTAGTATTTAGTTCTTATTTTGCAGGATATACCTTAGATAGCACTATAAATAGAGACTCTACTACTCCAACCACTAATAAACCAGAGGTAAAGAATGAAAAGAAATCTATACATGATATTATTATTGACGATCAGTCTAGCTAGTTGTGTTTTTACTCCAACACCTAATATAGTACTACCAGCTAAAGAATGTACGCCAAAAATAGAATATAAAGTACAACAGTGCCCGATTCCACCAAACATACGATCAATACCAACAATAATAAATATAAAATATAATGATAAAGTATTAGTAGTTGATGAGGGTGGAGAACAATTATTACGGGATTACGCAGAAATACGAAAATGGAAAAAGCAATATTATCAATAATTATACTATTATTGATAGGTTGCGCTAACTGTTCACCAAAATTAAACCCAATAACTATAGATAATTCTGATACAATAAAAATGGATGGAGTTATTCTAGTAGTAACATGTAAGGAAATAAAATGAAAAATATAATAATTAAAATGTTATATTCACTAATAAATAGACTAGTAGATATACAAGTTATAAATGCAATAAGAGAGTATATAGTTAGATATAGCACCGAAGAATTAGAAGGCTATTTGAAAAAAATTAAAGTATCAGACGCTGTACAAATTAAGGTAAAAGATTTCTTAATTGATACGGAAGGTTTTATACTAAGTATGATAATAGATGTAGTATATGCCTATTTAAGAAATAATAAAGAAGTAAAATGATAAGTGATATAATTAATAGTATAATAGCTGCCGAAGGTGGATATGTAAATAATTCTAGAGATGCCGGCGGGCCGACAAAATATGGAATAACTATAGCCACATTGAGTTCCTGGTTGGGTAGGCGAGCCACTATTGAAGATGTTAAAAAACTAACTAAAGAAAATGCATATAACATTTTCCTTCATAAATATTATATGGATACCCATATATCAGAATTACCAATAGCTATACAACCAATTATTCTGGATATAACAATAAATAGTTGGATTAAAGTAGCAACAGTTATGTTGCAGACAGCTATAAACATGCTTAATAATGATTCCGCTATAGAAATAGATGGGAAACTCGGTAAAAGAACAATCACAGAATCCGAGAAACTTTGTACAATCAAGCCGAAAGAATTAGTAAATACAATCGTATCCCTAAGAAAAGATTTCTATAACCACATAGTGGCAAATACACCATCTCAAAAAGTATTTTTAGCTGGGTGGCTTAATAGGGCCAATAGCTTTTTAGCATAGTGGGAATAGGTAAAAACAAAAAAAGTATTTGACATCCTAATCTTTTATGCTATAATATCAAGATGCGGAGATAAAAAATGAAATTGGAAAGGGAAATCGTTAAATATGTCAGGGACAGAGCAAAATCTAAATATAAGTTGGGTGAAGAATGCAGGATATGTAACACTACAGATCAACTAGAATTACACCATTATTATAGCATTTCTCTCCTAGTAGAACGCTGGTTAAAACTTAAAAAGTATAACTCAGCAGATGTACTAGACTGGAGAGATGAATTTATAACAGAACATCCAACAGAACTATATATAGAAGTAGTTACATTATGTAATTTTCATCATCAACATAGACTACATAATATATATGGACAAACTCCACCACTTAGTTCAGCCCAAAAACAAAAGAATTGGGTAAATATACAGAGAGATAAAAATGGCTAATTGGTTTAATAATCTATTTACAAAAGCTAACCCAGTACAAGAAGATATAGTTAGATCAGAAGGCGAAAGTCACTATACTACTACAAATATAACTAGTGTGGCTAAAGCTTTTCAAACTATTGAAGTAGTAAATAGGGGAATAAATTTAGTTGTTGATTCCTGTGCAGATATTAATGTTGATATAAAACAAAAAATATCAGGGCTTGCAGTAACAAAGGTTGATATAAGACCAGCAAAGTTAGATAAATTATTAAATTATTTACCTAATGAATATATAGATATTAACACTTTTAGACGTAATATCTATATGGATTTATTAGTTGATGGAAATGCCTTTATATACTTTGATGGTGCTAACTTATATAACCTTCCAGCTCATTCTGTAGAAATAATAGCAGATAAAAGAACTTTTGTAAAAGGATACAAGTATCTTGGAGATAATAATTTATTACTTCCAACTGAAGTAATACACATACGCGATAATAGTGTAAATTCTGTGTATAGAGGAAAATCAAGATTATTAAGTGCAATGCAAAGCATAAATGCACTAAATAACTTAGTAGAGTACCAAAGTAATTTCTTAGCGGGGGGAACAGTTCCAGGCATAGTTCTTACTAGTGAAAATCCTCTAAATGAAAAAACTAAAGAAAGAATACGGGCACAATGGAAACGCCAGTATAATATAAAGACAAATGCTAGAAATCCTATTATATTAGATGGTGGCTTTAAACTAGACTTTTTAGGTGCAACAACTATTAAAGAACTAGATTTTGAAGCAAGTGTAACTATATTAGAAGAAAAAATATTAGAAGCTATAGGTGTTCCACCAGTATTATTACGTTCAGGTAATAATGCTAATATAAGACCAAATATTTCTTTATTTTACATTACATCAGTTATTCCTTTAGTTAATAAAGTTAATTATGCTATAGAACGTTTCTTTGGTTATGATCTTAAATGTATAACTTCTGAAGTAGAAGCTATGAAGCCAGAATTAAGGGAACAGGCTAATTATTTATCTACATTAGTTAACTCTGGTATAATGACAAGAAACGAGGCAAGAGAACTTATAAGGTTGCCTAATTCAGACCAACCATTCGCAAGTGATCTTGTTCTTCCCGCAAATGTTGCTGGAAGCAATGTAGACCCAAGTGTAGGTGGAGCACCTACAACTAATTAAGGATAACATGGAAAAAATATTAAAATTAACTAGTACGTTCAAACAACTTCCTATACCAGTGACAGAGGTGGAAGTAGAAGAACCGGATATTATAATAGAAGGGTATGCAAATACATCTACGATTGATAGAGTAGGGGATATAATCGTACCAGAAGCTTGGAAAATGGGAGGATTAGATAATTATAGAAAAAATCCTATTATATTAGCTTTTCATAATTATGAAAAGCCAATAGGAAGAGCAATAGAATTAACTGTAACAGAACAAGGACTATATATTAAAGCTAGAATAAGTGAGGCTGCTGGGGATATATATGACTTAATAAAATCTGAAATAGTTACTACGTTCAGTGTTGGTTTCAGGGTTAAGGATGCTACGTATGACCCCGCAACTGATATTTTTGTAATTAAAGACCTAGAATTAATGGAAATATCAGTAGTTAGCGTTCCCGCTAATGCAGATTCTAGTTTTTCAGTAATTAAACAATTAGGTAAAGAAGGAAACGAAATGAAGAAAGAATTTGCTATTACATCAGACAATGCACCTACAGAAGATTCTAAAGGTGCACAAGAAGATAATACTTTAACCAAAGAGCTATCCGATAAATTGGACAGTATTCTTACAAAATTAGGAGAAAAAACAGTGGAAACAAACGCTACAGAAGTTCAATCAGCAGCAGAAAAGCTACAAGATGAAGTAGAAAAACGAGTTATTGCGGCATTAGATGCCAGAGAAAAAGCAGCAGCAGAAAAACAAATCCAAGATACAGAAAAGTTAGATCTTGAAAAAATTCTTGCAGATGTTAGAACAGAACTTTCAGAAAAAGCAACTGAATTAGAAGCAGTTAGAAAAAGCAGAATGTCATTCTCTGATTCTAGTGTAGATACAGTATCTATCGTAGAAAAAGATAGAGCAGTTCTATTATCAAAATTGATGAAAAAAGAAATATCTGAAACAAGATATGGAAAACTTATGCTAGAAAAAACAGCAGCATCTACTGGTAATACACATATTCCATCAGCTGAATGGGAAAATGAATTTTCTTTACGTGCATTTAATGATTTAAGACAAAGATTGGTACTAGCACCTTTATTTGCTACAGTACCAATGAATGCCCTAAACTTAACTATTCCGGTTAATCCTGACCCAGCAGCAGATGCTACATGGGTACAAAGAGCAGCTTTAGGTACTAGTACTTCTTCAGGTGCGGAAGTTACATCAGCACTTACTGAAGTAACAATGAAAGCTTATAAATTAGCAACTCATGAATACTTGATTGATGAAGAAGAAGAAGATTCTATCTTAGCCGTAGCAAATGTTATTTACGATGCTATGCTACGTAGAATGGGTCGTACATGGGATAAAGCTTTACTTCGTGGAGCTGCTAACGGTACAACTGATCCTATTCTTGGTATAACTAAAGCCGCTGATAATGCAAACTTAGAAGTTGCTATGGATGGTTCGTTAGCTACTGATAAAGTAACATTAGCTGATCTTTCAGCTATCAGACGTAAATTAGGTGTATGGGGTCTTGACCCCGTAGATGTAGTATATATTGTATCTACTGAAGCTTACTTTGACCTATTAGATGACCCAGATTTCAGAACTATGGACTTAGTTGGCATGAATGCAACTATTCTTAAAGGTCAAATAGGTTCTGCTAACGGCTCACCAGTTATTGTTTCTGGAGAATTCGCTGTTAAAGGTGCAAATGCTATTAATGCTGTAGCACTTAATAAAGCAACCTATATGATGGGTGAACAACGTTCTTTACGTCTTGAAAGATTCCGTGAAGTTCTTGAACAAAGAAACTTGCTTTCATGTTCAACAAGAGTAGGCTTCATCAATGTTATCACAGGACAAGGTGCAGCTGTACTTAAATACCCTGCTTCATAAGTAATAACACCTCAGCAGTATTAAGACCCTCAATTCAAAAGGTTGAGGGCCTTTTTCTAGCTGTTATATATTAAATAGTAACTAGAAAAAGGTGTATTAATGGCAAAGAATTTAGTAACATTAGAAGAATTTAAAATATACAAGAGTATAAGTAGTACAGAGCAAGACGAACTTCTTACTGCCCTTATAAAAAGAGTAAGCTCTTTTGTTAAAAACTTTTGTAAACGAACATTTATTGACTATTCTACAATTAATAAAGTAGAGTATTTTGATGCTGTAGATGTGGATGAGGTATTCCTATCGGAACTACCAATAATTAGTGTAACTTCAGTAGAAGTATCTAATGATGGCGGGGCTACATACGAAGCCCCCTTAACAGACTACGTAGACTATTTTATAGATAGTGATTTAGGACGTATAATAGCTTCTACATACTTTACTATAACTGGAAGTAGTTCTGTATTGGCTGGAAAATCCAAACGATCTTTAAGAGTTACATATAAGGGTGGTTATGTCGCATTACCGGATGATCTTAAGCAAGCCACATTAGATTTAGTGGAATATTATAGAGCTAACGAATATACTCCTAGACAAAATTTTGGTCAATTCCAAACAGAAAATTTAGGGTTTAGATCAGGTAGTAGTTCTAATTTACCATCACATATATTACGGGTACTGTCTTTATATAGAGAGTTATGAGTTCTTTACGTAGTTTAAATCGTTTAATATCTGAAATAGCTAATAGTCCAGAAGTATTAGAAGCTGTTAAATCAGCGATGCCAGTATATGAATTTACACTTTTATCTTCACAGTATAAACAAGTAGTTGAATATATACGTAATGATACAACAAATTCATTAAATAATATATTTACTAAAAGTGGAGCATATATTCCAGGAGCTCACGTAGATTGGAAAATAATATCAAATCTATTAGATGCTGGAATACAACTAGAAGATGTAAAAGTAGATAGCGCATTATTGGCGGTATATACAAGACTAGCAGTATTAACTAAAGTAATTTCTAGCACAACTGATACAGCAGCAAGTAAATTAAAAATAAAAAGCGATCTTGTAGAAAGTCTAGTAACAAATACCAGTGCTTTTGCTACCTTAATAAACCAAGCAATACACTATAATGTCGATACTACTGTTAATGTCTCTTCTGTTGCAGCAGTATATACAGTGAAGCTAGAGGCGAAAAGTAACGTACCAGAATCCAGTATATTAAGTCCAATGGCTAGAAAAGCCGAGAAACTAGGTGTAAATTTTTTAGCAAGTAGTATATTAAAGCAGGTAGATACAAGTATTGCTGATGGATTAGCTGCTAGGTTTTTGGATGAAGCCGTAAATGAGTTTCAAGGTAGAGTAACAGGAAAAACTCTACTTACTGAATTTAATAAGTTTAAGACACGAAGTATTAAGTATATAACTGAAAGTTTTAAATCTTCTGCTAATATGTTTAAACAAGCAGCAGTAGAACTTAAGCAAACAATACGTGGAGATATTACTACACTATTTGAGCCTAGGAGATATAAGACCGGAGAAGAACCAAAGGGTACGAAATCTGCCGCAAATATTAAAGATATTTTAAGTTTATTATTAGCTGAAGCTATAAGAGCAAGAATGAAGTTATCTACAGACCCATCTAATAGGCATTATTTAAGATACCAAACGGGAAGATTTGCTCAAAATGCTAAGATAGAAAGTGCTGCTTATTCTAAATCCGGGCAAACCCTAAATATAGGCTATTCTTACTTAAAAAAGCCATATGCAGACTTATATACAAGTTCAGGTATGTATGCTGGAGTAGGAGATGGATTATTCTTTTCTGCTAGAGGAAGGGATGTAGAATACATAATAAAGTCTGCTATACAAGATATAGCTAAGAAATTTATAACAGAGAGACTATCAATTAATCCTATATGACAGCACGTTCAAAGATAACAGATGCACTAATTACAGAACTTAAAAAAATAAATGGTAAAACAATTTATTCTACCAATATATTTAATAATGTATTTAAGGGCATAAAATTCTGGGATAGTATTAATGATTATCCTGCTGTATATATTGCTGCAGGTTCAGAAACTAGGGAGTACTTACCTGGAGACTTTAAGTGGGGATATATTAATATAACTGCTAGAGTATTCGTAAAGGAAGAAGACCCCCAAGCTAGACTAGAAAAAATACTAGAAGATATAGAAACTGTACTTGATTTGAATAATAATCTTTCATATGATTCAGGTCAACAAATAGTAGAAATACGAATTTTATCAATACAAACAGACGAAGGAATACTTACTCCATATGGAGCAGGTGAAATATTGTTTCAAGTAAGATATGATTTATAAACTCAATAATACGTAAAAGTAAATACTTAAATCGTATAAATAAGAGGAAATACAATGTCACAAACCTTTAATTTAAGTAGAGGAACAAAATTTTATGTTAGCACAGTTAATGCTGGTTGGTCTACATCTGATACATTTAGAGTAAATATATTAAATGGATACACATTCAGCCAAGGCGTTGCTACACAAGAAATTGGTTTAAAAGAAGCAGGTAATAAACCTGTTAGAGGACAAAAAATATTTAATACAGCAATTAATCCAGCTGATTTTTCTTTTTCAACTTATCTACGTCCATATTATGCGTCTTCCAACCATAACTGTGTTGAAAAGCTATTATGGGAATCTTTAGTAGGCCCAGGCCCAATAGGTACTAATGTTGTACCTGGAACTACAAAAATGGTAATAGATTTTGAAAATTCAGATGTTCATGAACTACTAGCATTATACATGTATTTTGAACTAGATAGTACTACATATAGATTAGATAATGCTATTATTAAAACAGCAGTTATAGACTTCGCTATAGATAGTATAGCAAAGATAACGTGGTCAGGAAATGCTACAGCTATTGTTCAAACTACAGCTCCTACTACATCATTAGCTGTTGATACCGGGGCTAAATATATTAAGAATAGACTTAGCACAATATCTTTGACTAATAACGCTGGAACAACGCAGGGTACACAGGTTCTAAACTATACTTCTGGTATAGATGCTAATAGTCTTTGCGGATTAATTAATGGAACAACATATACAGGTAGTTTAGTTGTTGATGGTGGTTCGGCGCAATCTCTATCATGGAATCCTCCTGCATCTTCAACATATCAGGATTTAATAGACCAGTTTAATGGTCAGGTTTTCGGTGCTTTAGCAGATATTAATACAGCTGGAGATATAGTAATTACAAGTGCTACTAATGGAACTACGTCTACTATTGCCTATACAGAGCCTGGAGCAAATGATCTATTTGGAGATTCTACTGGTTTTGCTACTATTGATGCTGCTGTAGATGGAACGAGCACTGGTAAAGTATTTAATTTAGCAATTACAGGTGGGTCACTTTCACTTGAAAATAATACAACTTTCCTAACGCCAGAAGAACTTGGTGTAGTAAACTCTACTATTGGTTCATTTACAGGTACTAGAAAAGTTATGGGAACTGTTTCTGCCTATTTACGTACTGGAAGTAATAATACTGCTGGATTATTGGCTGACATGGTAGCTGCAACATCTACTGTTACGCATAACTTTGCTATGTCTCCATTTATTGGTGGAGTAAGTAATACTCCTAGAGTAGAATTAGTA